GGGAGCGGCTGGCCGAGATGATCGCGGAGCGAAAGGCCGACTTCGACTGGGACGCCCTCAAGCGCCCCAAGCCGGAGGAGAAGGCCGAGCCCCGGTGGGTCGAGCGCGTCTACCGGTTCCCGCCCGCTGCCGCCGAGGTGATCGACGGTGCGATCGCGAAGGTCCGAGATGACGAGGGGATCGAGGACTGGGCGGCGCTGGAGCTGATCTGTGCCGACTACATGAGCGGAGTCTGATGGCGACCATCCTCCCAAGCAAGCCGGTGCGCCCTTGCAGGCGACCCGTTCCAGCTGAACTGTCCGTACCCGCCGGACGCTGTGAGCGATCCCGTCCACAGCCAGCATGTGTCGGTCTTGTTGACTTTCGACCAGAAGCGTTGAGGCAGCATAACCAGATGATGCAGCAATCTGGAGCATGATGCTGTGACTACAAAATATGACTACATCACCCTCAAGAACGAGTACGTCCAGACCCCCGGCCTGTCGATCCGTGCCCTCTGTGAGCGGCACGACATCAAGACGTGGTCGACGGTGAACAAGCGCAAGAACGACGAGGGCTGGGACAGGCTTCGCTCCGAGTTCGAGCGTCAGGTCGAGAACAAGTCGCTGGAGGCGCTGGCCGACAAGCGCGCCCAGAAGGTGGCAGAGATCCAGCTCGATGCCCTCAACGTCATCCATGCGGGCATCCTCAAGATGGCCGAGGACATGGACGCCGAGGAGGAGTACGAGGTCAACGGTCAGGTCCGCAGGCGCAAGGTGATGCGGATCCACCCGCGCGATCTCGCGATCCTCGTGGACAAGTTCCAGACGCTCATCGGCCAGCCATCTCAGGTGAGCGAGAACCGCAACCTGACCCTCGGGATGCAGGCAGAGCTTGAGCCCGACGAGCTGAGGATCCTCCTTGCCGCCCTTCGACCCCAACCAACTCTCCCCGGAACAGCGGGAGCAGCTGCTCGACCAGATCCTTCGGGCTCTCGCACCAACTGACGTCTACGCCTACGGCGAGTACGTCTTCGGGTATGAGGCCCAGCCGCACCACAGGATCATGGTCGACGCGATCGATCAGGCGATCGAGAAGCGCGAGAACATCGTCATCCTCATGCCCCGTGGATCGTCCAAGACGACGTGGGGCAACACGATCAAGCTCTCGCACCACATCAGCCGGAACAAGGACATCCGGATCGGCCTGATCTCCAACACGGCGAAGCAGTCCAACGACTTCAGCCGGGCCATCAGGTACACGTTCGAAGCGAACACCCGCCATCACGAGCTGTTCGGGAACCTTCGCTCGGCGCAGAAGTGGACGGACGTCGAGTGGCTGCGGGCGGACTCCCGGTGGGCCGGGTCCAAGGATGTCACGCTGTACAGCGCCGGAGCGGGCGGCGCGATCATCTCCAAGCGTTTCGACGTCATCATCTGCGACGACATCTTGGACGAGGAGAACACCCTCACTCCAGAGGCTCGCGAGAAGGTCGAGACGTGGTTCTGGAAGACGCTTCGACCGTGTCTGGTCCCGGGAGGCATCATCATCATCCTCGGCACCCGCTGGGCGGAAGACGACCTGTATCAGCACCTCATCGACCCCGTCGAGAAGGGTGGCAAGGGCTGGAAGAACATCACCATCCCGGCCATCCAGACCGACGCCGAGGGGAACGAGTTCTCCTACTGGCCTGAATACTGGCCGATCGACAAGCTGTACGAGGAGCGCGTTGCCATGGGCACCGCGCTCTTCAGCTGCTCGTACCAGAACGACATCTCGGGGTTGATGACGGGCAACATCTTCCTCAAGCGCAACTTCCAATACTTCACGACCCTGCCCGAAGGCCACTCGTTCACGATCCGGATGGGCGTCGACCTAGCCAGCTCCGAGAAGGAGCGCGCGGACTTCACGGCCCGCTGCATCACGGCCGAGGACAACGACAACGGGGACTTCTACATCCTGTCGGTCTATCGCGACAAGCGGGAGACCCACCATGCCGAGTTCATCAACGACGGCTACATGGCGTACCCCGGGATGGGGCTCGTCCTGTGCGAGTCACAGGCGTTCCAGTCGACCCTCATCCAGCACGTGATGCGGGAGTTCCCGAGGATCCCGATCGAGGGACGCAAGTCGGACACGGACAAGGTGACCAGAGCCCGTGCGGTGGCTGCCAAGTACGAGGCGCACAAGGTCTTCCATCACGTATCGCTCGAAGGAAGTGACTTCGAGCGCGAGCTGCTCAGCTTCCCGAAGGGTCACGATGACATGATCGATGCGGAAGGGTTCTCGATGGACCTTCAGGGAAGCGGCTTCTTCTTCGGATCGGTGCGGCGCTAGTACGATTGGTGGCGTCTGATCCGGCCAATGGTCGCGTGACTAACTGAGTACCGCAACCGTTCCACGGGGTGAAGTGTATCTCTGGAGGTGACCATGCCGCTCGCGTTTCCGGGCTCAACCCGGAAGAAGAGCGATGAACCGTTTGACCCATACGAGCTGGTCTTCAGAGACGGCAAGCGAACCGTGCCACCCCATCTCGCCGACATGATGGCGGGAATGGACACGCTTCGCTTCACGTACTCAGAGGCCATCGACCGGGTCAACAACCGGCTCGCCGCTGACTTCGCCAACTCCACCTTCGACCGCATCGTCGGCGACCACCTGCGAGGGCAGGGCTGATGGGCATCTCGGAGATGCTGACCAACGCCTTCCGCACGAGCCCCAAGAACATCCCAACCAGCAGCTCTGCGGCCATCATCAGCAACGCTGGCGGCTGGACGAGCACCGAGAAGGGACGGGTCGGGAAGCCCCGCGCTCGCCAGTACCGTCACTGGGCCGAGCATTCCGAGTGGATCCGCGCCGCCATCGACGTGCGCAAGAGTCAGGTGAGCCAGAGCGACTGGGAGATCGTCAAGTTCGATCCCTTGGGACCCGATCCCAGTCCGGCCCTGATGGCGAAGGTCCGCGCCCAGTTCCTCCAGCCCAGCCCGACGATCAACTCGTTCCGCACCTTCATCGAGCCCATCATCGAGGACATCCTCGTCCTTGACGCCGGGGTCATCGAGAAGGAGCGGACGCTTCGTGGCGACCTGATCTACATCCACCCCGTGGACGGCGGGACGATCAGGGTCAACGCCTACTGGGACGGCACCAACCCCGACGAGAAGCGGTACTTCTGGTACCCGGACCAGTACGAGCGCGCGTCGTTCACGAACGACGACATGGTCTACATCATGGAGAACCCGGCCACCTACCGGGTCGTGGGCCTGTCCAAGCTCGAAGTCCTCAAGCAGACCATCGACGCCGAGATCAACGGCCACACCTACAACAACCGGCAGGTGACCAACGCCGCGCCGGACGGGATGCTCGATCTGGGCGAGGGAGCCCGGCCCGAGCAGGTCGACGCCTTCAAGGCGTACTGGCAGGGTGAGGTCGCAGGCCGTGGCGCGATGGCCTTCGTTGGTGGCTCGAAGAATGCCAAGTTCATCCCGTTCCGGTCCACCAACCGGGACATGCAGTTCCTTGAGTGGCAGATGTACCTCGTGCGCAAGATCTGCGCCGTGTTCGGTCTGTCCACCATGGACCTCGCCATTGCTGGCGACTCCAACAGGGCCACCGCCGACACGCAGGCCGAGATGACGGAGGATCGCGGCCTTCGCCCGCTCCTCGGCCTGATTGCCGAGTACCTCACCCGAGAGATCGTGTGGGACGACACGTTCGGCGGACCCAGCAACAACCTCGCCTTCAAGTTCACCCGCCTGAACCTGAAGGAGAGCCTGTCGCGCGCCCAGATCAACCAGCGTGCTCTCGCGGGCGTCAGCTGGAAGACCACGAACGAAGCGCGGCGGGAGGATGGTCTGGAGCCCCTCGAAGGGGAGCAATACGACTCGCTGATGGTCATCACCCCGACCGGTGCTGTCACGCTCAATGAGGTTCCTTCCGCCAAGGAGTCCATGGCGAGCAAGAAGCCCGAGCCCGGTGGACCTCCGGCGGGCGGGTCAACGAAGCCGTCGGGTGGAAAGACCCCCGCCGGAAGCAGTAGCAAGAAGGAGTCCTGATGGCTGCCTCTCTCAGCCTGCGCATCTATACGGCGGCAGGCCCGACAGAGTCGGGGGCGGTGACGGGTATCGATCTGATCTCGGCCGACAACGCGACGAACACGCTCGCCAACCGGCAGGCGAACCCGATCACGGTCGGATCGAACAGCTACGAGAAGTGGCTGAAGCTCAAGATCGACACCGCACCCGCCAACGGCGTGACCAACTTCAAGATCTGGGGCGACGGCACGGTCGACACCAGCACCACGCTGAAGTTCACGTCCAACTACGTGACCTACCAGCAGGGCACGACAGCCGCCACCACGATCGGCAACGCGGTGTTCACCGGGTACACCAGCAACAACAAGGCCACGTGGGACACCGCGTCCTACTCGGCCACGAACGCGACGACCAAGTTCGTCGTGTTCCAGCTTCAGGTCGACTCCACCGCGAACCCGGGCAACTGGACGCAGGAGACGATCAGCTACTCGTATGACGAGACCTAGTTTATCGCAAGTGGTAAACTAGATGGATGGAAGACATCGAGCTGGCCTACCTCGCCGGGTTCATTGACGGGGAAGGGCATATCGCCATTGGCGTCAACCGCAGCAAGAATGGCAAGCGACGGTGGTATCTCCGCTTCGCTTGCCATCAAGTCAACCCAGAGCCGTTGTTCCTGCTCAGGGATTGCTTCGGTGGTTCAATCCAGCGCACCGAGCGTACGGGGAACCAAAGGACAATCTTTGAGTGGGTGGCATCTTCGAGGGATGCGGAGGCGGCCATCAGGGCAATGACGCCCTTTCTTCGGGTGAAGCGCGAGGAAGCCAAGCTCGCTCTGGAGTTCCAGTCCATGTTGATGAGCATGTCCGGTCGCAGGCCAGAGTTGACTCCCGAGCAGGAAGCTGCTCGGGAGGATGTCTACTTGCGAATGCGGGCTCTCAAGCATCTCTCGTACGACGAGACCTAAGTCTCGTCACCTTGGAGGGACCGGTGGAGATCACCGTGCTGTGCCCGACACGGGGCAACCCGGCGGCACTGCTAGAGGCGTACCACTCGTTCAGGGACACGGCCATGGAGAAGTCAAGCCGCTTCGTGGCCGTGGTGGACGAGGACGATCCGTCGCTGAAGGACTACGTCACGATGGCCGAGGACATGGTCGATCTCCGGATCGATCTCGTCCCTCGTGGCGAGTCCGGGACGATGAACAAGGCGCTCAACTACGCCGCCATGCGGTGGAAGGACAGGGCCAACGTCATCGGCTTCATCGGTGACGACCACCGGTTCCGAACCAAGGGCTGGGACAGGGTGATCGGTCAGGTCATGGCCGATCAGGATGGCGGCTTCGTCTACGCCAACGACCTGTTCCAAGGCGAGTCCCTGCCAACGCAGGTGTTCATCTCATCCAAGATTGTGGGCGCGCTCGGATGGTTCGGGCCTCCAGCCTGCAAGCACCTGTACCTCGACAACACGTGGAAGCTGCTCGGCGACCGGGCGGACTGCCTGTACTACCTCCCGGACGTCGTGATCGAGCACATGCACCCGGCGGCTGGCAAGGGTGAATGGGACGCCAACCACATCCGTGTCAACGCGAGCGAGGTCTATGCCTACGACCGGGCCGCCTTCGAGGACTGGCTCAGGGAGGGACTGGACCGCGACGTCGCCACCGTGCTCGCGGTGATGCAGTGACCCTCGTCTCGGTCGTCATCCCGACTTACAACCGGACTGATGTCCTGTTCAGCCGTGCACTGCCATCAGTCTTCGATCAGTCTCACCGCAATCTCGACGTCCACATCGTGGCCGACGGGATGCGCGGCGAGGAGTTGGAGCAGCTGGAGCACCGGATCGAGGATCTCCACGACTCCCGGGTCACGCTCTGGAACATCCCGCGCCAGAGCTACCCGGACGACCCCCAGACCAGCTGGTGCTTGCTCGGCCTCAACGCCCGCAACTATGGTCTGGACCACGCCCGGGGGGAGTGGATCGCACCTCTCGATGACGATGACTCGTGGACTGACGATCACATCGAGACGCTGCTACAGGCGGCGATCAGCAAGGGCGTCGACTTCGCCTATGGGCGATCGATCGCCCACTGGGCAGATGGGCGAACCAGTTCGTACGGAGGCTGGCCCCCGGGCCACTTCCAGTTCTGCGACGGAGCCCAGCTGTACCGCAACGGGATGGGCTACAGATACGATCCCGCCTGCGTTGAGCGCGGGCTTCCAGAAGATGGCGACCTGTGGGATCGGATGGTCGCCGGAGGTGTGAGCTTCACCTTCGTAGAGAAGGTGGTCCATCACTACTACCCCAACCCGCGATGATCCCGGTGCTCGGGGTTCCGATCCTGTCCCGGCCCGAGCTGCTGGACAGGATGCTCCGTTCGATCGATGTCCCGGTCGGACGCATTGTCGTCGTGGACAACGGAGGGGAGGTGGTGGAGGATCTGCTTCCTGACTCCGAGAAGCGGGCGTACATGGTCGTTCGCCCGGGCTACAACCTCGGCGTGGCGGCCTCGTGGAATGCGATCATCAAGACCACGCCCGACGCCCCATGGTGGGTGATCGTCAACTTCGATCTCGTCTTCGCGCCCGGGGATCTGGGTCGTCTGGACGACCACATGAGCAAGGAAGGAGGGGTGGCGCTGCTGGGGACGTTCTCGGCGTTCGGTGTCGACCGAGGTGCCATCAAGCGGGCTGGGATGTTCGATGAGAACTTCCACCCGGCCTACTACGAGGACAACGACTTCGACTATCGATGCCGCTTGGCCGGGGTTCCCATCGCGGGTCTACCGGCAGGTCTGACCCACGAGATCAGCTCGACCCTCCAGAGCAACCCATCGTTCCGCGAAGGCAACATGCGTTCGTTCCCCAAGAACGCGGACTACTTCGTCAGGAAGTGGGGAGGAACCCCCTACCACGAGG